AGGTCATATTCAGTCATTGGCTAACTCCAATTTTCAAGCACTGCAAATATTCATTGTTTTTCGTCACCAGAACAGACGCCTTGCGCAGCTCATCCGTGCAATCTTTTTCAGAGCTATACTGGCCAACCTCGAAGTGAACGACGTTTGCAGAAAGCTGAAACCAAAGAAGCACCCACATTATCTCACCTCATCCGCCAGCAAAGCTGCGACCCACAGCAAGCCTCCGCTGCCCGCAGCAAAGACTGTGCAGGCAATCGCGATTGTAATGAAGTAAAAGATGCGGTCACGCTTTGCTGCCTGCTCCTCAAGCGCACGTTTCTGCCGCGCTCTAGCTGCGCCCATCTCACGTTGGACCGTCTCCCACATGCCCGGTGGACCGTACAGCCGGCAATGGCTGCGAAGGGTATCCATAGCTTCCTTATGTTTTATCTTCGCATTGGCAATTGCGAAGCCTTCTTCCTCAGTTGAGGTAAGCCTGCCCAGCGGGCCTTTGTGTCTGCCTTGCTCCGCGAGGTGAATGTCAGCCTCAAGCTTGGCCAGCTTGCCAAACTGCGGCAGCACAGAGCCAACATCTTTGCCCGCTTGCACGGCGGAACTGATCCCGCCTGCGATAGTGCTAACCGCACTTGCGAGAGCGAGAACCTCAATCATCTTACCGCTCCATTAAGCGGTCGATCTTTTCCTCAAGCCGATCAAACTTATTCATAATTTGAGATAGAACCTCAGAGCTGTCTGACTTTGTGACGTATTCTTTAGCCATTTCTTCGCGGGTGCGGTTAAGCAAGATGCGGAGGCGATCCAGCTCTTCGCGTTGCGTCTTTAACCACCAGCCAATGCCAGCGATTACGACGCCAAAAAGTATATTCAAGATCGCGTCCATTTCCATCTTAGTAACTGCCTTCCCAGACTCTGAACTTGGAAAACTCGCCAGACATCATTTTACGCTTGACGACTTCTTTTGCGGCTTCTGTATCAGACCATGATACACCAGCTTCCTTCAACCATGAGGCAAGCACAGCGCCGTCTAAGAAGCCCGCGAGGCGTTTTTCACCAGACATGCCTATGCCAGCGTCTTTCGCCATCCGCACATCTTTGAGCGCTTGGCTTACATCGTGCCGCTGCTTAATAACCATGTGGTCATGGTCAAAGCTAATCTTTTCTGAAATCTTCGCCATTTGTTATTTGCTCTTGGCGCGCTTAGTAGGCGCTGGCGCTGGCGCTGGCTTAACGTCACCAAGCACTTTTAGTGCATCTGGTCGAACGCGCATTAGAGTTTCAACCTCTGCGTTTGGCAGCTCTGCCGTGTCCTCTTTAACCAGCTTGCCAAGGGATGTATGCACCTTGTGGCCCACAACTAAAACTTTTTTCATGTTATTTCTCCAATTGAGCAGAGGGGGCGTAAAGCCGCCCCCCCTTATATCATACTACGAAGTTGTGTTGTCGTAAATTGCGCCGTTTGCTTTTTCGTTTTTAGAGCAAAGAGCCAATTCGGTTGTGACCTGACGAGTAGTGTTATCGCCATTTTTCGCAAGTGCAACATTCTTGGTTCCACGCAATACTGCGCATTCCCACATATTGTCTTGCAAAATAAACACATCGCGTGAGCGATTTTCGCGTGATGGCATAAACTCAATGGTCCCCCACGGAGTGATGTATACTGCAAGCGATTTAACAACAGTTTCATCGCCAGCCTGTACGGATGAGCGTTGGTTGTTGTTTCCAGTGAAGCCGAGAGCTACATTCATCTGGAAGGCTGACAAATAACAAGTATCTGGCTTTCCGCCTTCTTCCCAGATTGACTGCATAACGTCGTCAAACTTGGCCTGCGAAAAAGCGGTTGGTGTGCCGTCATCTGTACGCGCATCTGTACCGTCGCCGGTTGGGTTTGCGCCAGAGTTACCAGACTGGAAGTTTACGTTAGTAATCAACCATGATGGTACGCCACCAGTTTTACGAGCAGCAGTTGAGGAACCAACTACGTTGCCTTGGTTTGCAAACAAAGCCTTTTCGATGTCCAATTTTTGCTCTTTAGCGATGAGCAAAGTTTGGTATGCAAGCTCCTTAGCGCGCCCGGCATTATCGACTGCTTCATCCGTATCTGACACGACAACAGCATTCTTGAAAATCTGTGTGCGTGCGCCGAGGCGTACAGTTGGAGTAACTGCATCGGCGGATGTTGCATCGCCTTCAATGTGAGCATTTACGGCGGAAGCGCGCAATGCTTGTGTTTGCCACTCTACCAGAGTGTTCTTTGCTTTGGTTTTGCTCGACTTGGAGTAAAACGGTGTTTCAGATGGATCTACGTTGTAGATCATATCTGACAAATCTTCCCTGATGCCAATGGCATCATAGGTGTCAAATGTGTTGGTTGGCTGAGTCATTAGTGTGTCCTTTCAAAGACTTACTGCTTTAAGATCAAGCTCAATGCGTCGTCGATTGAGCCAGTTTTCTGCAAGCGCTGTTGCGCTTTTTTACGAGTTACAGCGTTGCTATCAACACGCTTCTTTGCACCAGCTTTCACCACAGGCCGGGCTTTCTCACCCTTGGACTGCGTTGATTTGCGCTTTGCCACCAGCTCACGATATTTGCGCGCATCATTTAACGCCCGCACATATCTAGCATCGGTTACTGCCTGCATTTCCTCAGTCGTAAAGCCGTAGGAAACGCCTGTATCAACCAATGCGTTTTTAATTGCCTCTCCCCTCTTGGGGTCAGCAATCTCAGGGATGTGTTGCGTCAACACTTGTGCTTGCTCTGCAAGGTAGGACTGATGTGCCTCTTGCTGGGCCTGCATGCGCTGCTTTTGCACATTCTGAAGCTGGAACATATTTTGGTCAAACTGTGCTTTACTCTCGTCATACTTGAGCTTTTCTTCCATGTACCCAATTGGGTCACTTTCAAATAGCTCGCGTGTTGGCGGGGTTGGAGCTTGCAGTCCACCGTTTTGTGCTTGCTGATACAAAGCAGCGACTTGTTGTTGCTGCTGTTGCAATACGGTTGCTTGCTGCTGAATTTGCTTGCGCGCTTCAGCAGCTTCTTGAAACCGCTTATTAATTGCCGCTTGTCCCGCAGCAGATTGCTTTAACTGATCCAGTGTCCATTGCTCTTCCTTGCCGTCAACTTTAACGGAGAAAACATTGGTGTCTTCAGCTGGTGCTTCTACTAGGTCTTCGTCGTCAATCTCGACATCATCGTAATCTTCGCTGGATGCCTCAACGTCATTTTGCTCGTCGTCTGCGACTTCAACTTCTTCAGTCTGATCGTCATCAGGCTCAATCATTGCTCCCACAGCTTCGTCAAAATTATTGTCCTCAGAAGTTTCCTCTGAGGGTGCCAGCAGGCTTTCTGCGGCTTGTTCTAGGGTAGTCGATTCCATCGGTACTACTTCCTTTGCTTGCGATCCAAAAGCGTCTCTGCTGCAAGTGCGGCGTCAAGCGTCACTTCGATCTGGTTAAGCGCACGGATCATCGCATGCGCCTCTTCACGGGCAGCTACGTCAGCCGCCCCACTGCTCGCGAAAACCTGCATTTGGTTCTCGCGCACACCCTGCATAAACTGCTTAAATGCAGTATCGTTTTTCAAACGACGCGCCTCATCGGCCTCTATGCGTATCTCTGTTGTCATTGCTGCATTCCTTGGGCCATTCCGCCTATCATGCGCATTTTATCCTGCTCGGCTTTCACGCGGGCTACGTCAACGGCTGTACCGTATTCGCCATAAATCTTTGCCGCATCTACCATCAAGTCTTGCGCCATCTGATCCCGCTTGAGATCGTCGTTGGCGGCTGCCTTCTGAGCGTCAAGCTGCAATTTAGCCATGTCGGCCTGCATTTTGGTTTGAGCTTTCATTTGCTCTGCCTGCAAGAAGGCAGCGTTTGGATCAGCCGCTTGGCCTTGCTGCGCCTGAGCTTGCTGCTGCATCTGCAACATCTGCATTTCGATCTCTGGCGTGATTGGCGCAAAGTAACGGTCAGCATTGCGAATGCCCGAAACAGCCAGCTGGTCGGCCAGCGTGTTGCGAATGTTGGTTAGGCTCACCAAGCCGTTCATCGGACCGTAGTTCTGGTAAACCATAGTCTGCATTTGCAGCGCTTGATTTAGGGCCATTGCCCTCTCTTCTTCGCGGCCAGTGCCAAGCCCGACGTTTATGGTAACGTCCATTGACTGGTCCCAGACGCGCGGATCAACCGGCACAAACATGCCATTCATCCGCATCATTTGCTCTTCGTCTACGTTTTTGCTGGAAAGCCTGAGCATGATACCAAACAAGTCACGCATGCCGTCGGCAAGGTTGCGGACCATAACTTCAACCTGACCCGCTGCGGCCTGCACAGTGGCCTGCACAGCGGCCTTTGTGGTTGACTGCATTGCATCTGGGTCAAGGCCCATTGAGGCTCTGGAAACGCCTGTCTTGCTCTCTACGAGGCCATCTAGGTATGTCAGCGCGCCAAGCGTCTGGCCTGCGGTGAATGGAACGGATAATTCTTGGACTGAACCCGGAGCGCGCATACGCACGATTGCGCCAATTTCGTTGTTAAGCACGTCATCAATGTTGACCGCACCCTCAACGATGCCGAGTCGTGGGTTGTTCGTCATCGCTACGTTGTCAAGGATTGAGCGCAGCACCGAAGTTGCTGCGTCTTGGTCATCCATAACAATTTCGGCCAGTGAGCGGCCATAGAACGTGTGTGGCTCTGGGTCTATTTCAAACTTGGCAAACGGCAGCTCATCGCATGGCTCAAAGTCAAGCATTTCGTATGCCGTGCCGCCGCATGTGATTTTGTGCAAAACAGGCACACCAGTGCCGTCAACGTCAATGCGCATATATGCTTCCGTCACGGCAACATTGCGCATAGATGGGTCTTCCTGATCCTCGTCAGATGTATCTGAGCTGTATCCCTGCCGCTCAAAAACCTCGGCCTCGGTTATGTCTGACCCGCTCTCAAAACTGTCCAGTTTAAGCACCACGTCTGGGTCGTAGCCCATCGCAATTAAATCGCCAGCGCGCATATCTGTGCGGTGAGCCACAACGTAGGCGTCTTCCATTGATCTAGCGTCACGGTTAATGAAGAACTCTTCGGGTGGCACGCTCTCAATGCACAGCTCACCCATTTCCTTCTGGCGGCTGAGTTTTACGCTGTGGATCGGCAACTGAATTTCCATGCCCATCGGATCAATCTCAATGGTCATTTCAACCGTATGCTCAAGCACAGTCACGCTGTCGTCATCCAGCAGATAAGTATATTCATCGTCAGACAGGTCTGTGAATGTGTAAATCTCGGCCTCTGGATACGTCATCCAGTATGCCTTCACAATGCCCTGTTTTTTAACCAGCGCATCTTGGAATGCGTCATTCATCACGCGATAGCCGTTTAGCCGGGAAAACTCATGGTGCATAAACTCAGTGGCTTGCTCGGCCATTGCCACGTCTTCTGGGCCGTGCGGCACAAATTCAACGGGCTTGGCTGTGCTGAGGAATATGCGCATTAGGCTTGGCTTCACAGAACGTACGGTATCCCGTACCTTTGTGGCTACAACCTTACTGCGGCCATCCTCGTAACCAAGGTCAACCTCGCCATCGTAGTAGCGTTGGGCCTTGATACGATCTTGGCTAATTTCGCCCTCAACAAAGTCCACCGCATCAGAGATTGCGCCCTGCACAATGCCTTCGATTTCGCTGCGTGATTTTGGTTTAAGTTCCATGTGCCG